CAGACACTGTGTAGGAATTGCGGGACGCTTAAGACCGGGTCGACCAGCTGGAGCAATAACTGGAAATTAACCGCAATCAGCTCCACATAGACCCAAGGTAGTTGAGGAACGCTATTCAAGAAGTGCAAAAACGCTTTGATCATGGGGTCGAGACAATCATGAAGTCCGGGTCAGAGAAGTACCTATTGGCGCTCATCGACCCGTTTGCAAAAGACGCAGTTGGCTGCAGGTTGCCATCTCTTGATCCCGTTGCGACGTTCACTCACTGTCAATTTGAATCTTTCACGTTGAACACTACGGGGTACAACAACACCGGCAAGTGCATGTTGGTTTATAATCCAACGGCCATCAGACCACACCCAGTTGTTGTGTTCAACGATCCAACCGGCCAGTTCCCTCCGTTATCCACTGACGCCCCGTTGGTGAAAGACGTGTAGCAGTATGCTGCCTACTCCACTGGAACCGCTCAACGCACTGCGGCAATTTGGGGCGGCGCAGCTCCCGCGGGAGCCAACATTTGGCAATATTAAACGTTGCCTATGCCACCACTTTTCACACAACTTGAGGGGAAATGGGCTGGAAAATTGAGGCTTGTGGCTGCAGGCATTCGTATCTTTAAGTCCAGTACCGCGATCACGGAAACTGGTAGTATACGCGTTGTGTACAAACCTAGGGGCGGAACACCTTAGACATCATGGGATCGAATGCAGGAAACAGGCCCAACGTAAAAATATGCTATCAAGCTTTTTCCGTCATAAGCACAGAGTACTGCCACTAGAGCTGGGTTTTTGATGCAATGCAATTACCGACCACACACCTTGGAGGACGTGGACAGGTATTACGGAATTACCCAGGACTTCGCTGCTGACGAATTTAAACCTGTTTAGAGGTATGACGTTCCGCTCGTTGCCTTCAATCTGCTTGAACCTGAGGGACCAGATGTGGCATCGGCCGCGAACAGATTTAATGGGCCAATCAGTTACTTCGGCAAACGCCCAGCAGATGCACAGTGGCAATACATTAACGACATCCAGCTGGTGGCTGCTGATCCCACATGGAATGGCGCCCAATTTGCGTATTGTGCGGAGGACATGGGAAGACCACACCTCATCTCCATTGTCTTCGAGTCAAACACGAACATTTCATATGACGTGGAAGTCGTCAGGCACTTTGAAGTGATACCAGGTGAGGAATGTCCATTGGAGGTTCGTGAATGTGCGCTTGACATGCAATTTGCAAACCCAATTGACATTTTGCGTAAGATGGACATCAGGCATGTCATGCAAAACCCTTTTGCGCCAGCCTAGATATCAACTGGCCAGAACTTGTGGTCTATTGACCCAATCTTTAGTGCTGCCACAAAGGACATCCATCAGTACATCAACCGGCCAGAGTACGCGGACCACGAGAAGATACAAGGACTCTTTGGTGATGCCGTGCGCTGGTTACTCAAGAACGTGGGGGTCAAAGCGATTGATTGGCTTAGCGCCGAGGCCAAGAAGTACATCAACAAAGGGCCATTGGAACTGGATTACGGTGAGCATGACGAGGAGGACGACTCGAGGGAGGAGGAAAAGTCATCTTTTTATTACGATTGAAACCGGTTGACACTCATGACTATCTGAGACTGATTGTTACCAGCCATGACTATCAAGAAGTCTACCGTAGTCCCTTTTCATCATCATCACTATTATTATTATTATTATTGTTATCACTATTATTATTATCAGGTCACTACGTGACAGCCGAGAGGC